ATCCAGACGTAGGAAAATTAGATCCATCAGTCAAAGTTATGGTAGTAGCAGTATCAGTAATGTTGCCATTTAAAGTTGTTTGTAGTTTAAGTCTTGCAATTGATACACCACCAACAGCTTCTTTAATATTCGTAAATCTTAAAACATCATCAACTTGTAATGCACCAGAAGGAAACGAAACTGTTAAAGTTGTAGTTCCTGCAGTTGTAAAAGGATTTAAAGGTAAAAAATCTTGTGTACTAAATTCTGTTCTAGCAGGTCTTGCTCTTTGTAAAGCTTGTGGATCTGCACTTGTAGGTTTTGGATCTAACTGTGGTTGTTTAGGCTCGTACTCTGAAACATGGACCAGGGCACCATTCCATTCTCTAACCATTTCATTGTATGGAAAAGCCATACCTGATCTATCAGATATTGCTAAAGCATATTTACCTTGTGAAAAAACACCCATTAACCAATCCCCGGATAATAAATTTTAGGTGAAATGTATGTAGAATTAGAAGAACCATCTTCATCTTCAGCTCTTAACAATTCATCTTCGTATAATAATTTTAATTCTTGTACTCTTTGTGGAGCATATTTAACTGCAAGATAATAAGACAGTCCTGCAATCATACATGGAACAAATCTGTATGGTACATCAGTTGCATTTGTATATGCACCTACATCATCAATTCTTTTTGTATAATAAAAATTAATATAGTTTCCATCTTGAGCTGCACCTGGAGTTAAATATAAAGTCATTGTAACTTTATCTACAAATCTTTGTACCCAATATTGTGTTGGCAAACCTTTGTCTGTTTTATTTGAAAATCCTTGATATTGTGATCTACTAATTTTTGTCATAGGCGTATCAACTGAAGTTGATTTTACTCTATAGTCTGCTTCTTGAATGTCTGTCATTCCAATAGGAAATTGTAAAACTGCATCACTTGTACTATGAGTGGCTGCTGTGCTTCCGTTAACACCTCTTGTGCATCCTGTTAAATTTAAACTTGAGATTCCTGTATAAGTAATTTGTTCTGTTCCAATAGTAATTATACCACCAGTTGTTGGCATACCTGTAACTGAAGCAACACCAATAGTTGCAACTGTTGCATTTATACCTGCAGATAAAGTTGTACTAATACCACTTGATGCACCATCAGATGGTGAACGATAAAAAGTGTAAACAGCTTGGCCATCTACTAATGCAACATTTTGATTTTTAACTTCCCAAAAATGAAGTCCTCTATTACCCCATTCAGAAAATAAAATATTTAATGATCTTTTGGCAGTTTTAAGTTGATAGCCAGACGTACCTTGAATACCAATACGTTCGTAAGCGTCTTCTATTATTTCGTCTATGCCCAGGTTTTTGTCAAAAACATAAGAGCCGGAAGTCGTGTTAGCCATCTAACCTCCTATCCGTCGTAGAATACAGTAATATTACTTGCTAAGTCTGTTGATCCTAAATTTATAAAAGCACCAGCATCAAATAAAACTCCATCATCTGGTATATATGGATCTACTGGTGTTTGATCAGTATGTACTCCAATCTCTAATAATTTAGTTCCACTTGAAGAAGTGTTTTTAAAATCAATTAATCCTGCAGTTCCTGAAGGTTTAATATGCATTCCTCTAATTCTAGTTCTTCCTGCAAAAACAACACCTGTTCCAGTTGTCGTAGCAGTAATTCCACAAGATACATTAGTACATGTTCCCGAGTGAGTTATACTTGTAACAGATACAAAAACTGTAGTTGTTGTAACCGTTGAAGTTCCAGCCGGTCCTGTAATTCCTGTTTGACTTACTTCACTACCATCAACTCCCATTCCAGTTACATCAAAAGTAATTCCACTGTTAGAATCAGATGCTGTTGAAATAATAGTTACAGTTGTACCTAGATTTCCTGGCACTAAAACACCAGCAGCACCAGTGTCTGTTAAAGTCATACTTCCTGAACCACTATTAGTTTGATTAATACAAATAGCAGTTGTGTTTGCTCCACTAGCTGCAAAAGTTTTAGCCTTTACCTGTGATACGTTAGCCATAATTTTTCTCCATTAATTGCGAGCTCCCGAAGGAGCTCACATTAATTTATTAGTTAGTGTCGTTTATTTTCTGCAACCACTCAACGTTTAATACAGCATTACCTGCTGTTATTGCATCGTCAGTAATAGCACTCATAACAACAACTTTATCCATTTCATAACCACTTGCATCATCGTCAGATACGTTCAAACAATTTTGCATTTGAGCCGCACTTTGATCGAAGTAAAGTGGGATATGATGGTTACCAACTGCTTTAACATCATTGTCATCATCGCCTGCAAAGTAGTCGTGATCAAAACTATTAGTTAAAGATCCGGCTGCTTGTGCAACGTTTGAACCAATTTGCATATCAAAACCAGCTGTATCGAAAGCTGTAGTAACAATCAATTCAATATCAGTGATTCTAGACCATGCTGGAATTACAATGTTGTTTGCAAGGTTTTTATCTGTTGAGCTAGATGTTTGAGACAATGGATTAGCATTGAATAAAGATCTGCATGCTACAGAAACACGAGCTGTTGCTAACACACCAACTTCTAGAGTACCTACAGTGCCTGCTCCAGAAACTGTAATAGATGTAAGTGTTTGATAAGTGTTAACTGAAGTAACTGATCCTGCGTTACCCATTGTTATACCTTCACTTATTACGTTTCCTAAAACATCTGTACCAGTAATAGTTGCAGTTAATGCAGAATCATTACCAGCAGAGTTTAAAGTAATGCAAGAAGCAGATTGAAATCCACCTACTGCAGTTATACCTGAAACGTTTGCTTTAACTGCGTCACTTACAAATGTAACGTCAGTTGTACCAGCTCCGTTAGAACCAGTTATCGCTAGTCTGTTTGCATCCGTAGTAACCGCAAATTGCGCATACGTAAATGGAAACGACATAGTGTTTTTGACCCAAGCAGCATCTCTTACATTCGTGCCGATTGTAGTCCCTGTGTTTACTTGTATCGGTCCTGTTGTAATAGGTCCCGAAAAGTTTGTTTTTGCCATAATAATCCTCCAAGTTTAGATCATACAGTCTCTTGGCCGTCGACTATACGCGTCTGCATGAAATATTAATTATTGTATAGTGTGATTTTTATACAACAGTTTTTAGTAGAGCGCAAGAGAGTATGTAGTGCGGATAGGAATTTTCCAACGATGTAGCTTTTTATTAAGTAGCTACAGAAACTTGTGGAGCAGCGTCTTCCACCTTATTTAGCAAATGCTCTTTTTTAGCTTCTGCTATTTTTATATGGCTAATTACTTCTCTGACTTT